ATGCGCCATGCACCGCCGCCCAGGCTTTGCCCTTGACGTAGTTGCTATAGAACTGGCCGCCCTTCAGCTTGGCTGGTAGGAACATCGGTTGAGACAGCACCCAAGACTCAGGCGTACACCAGTCTCCCAGACCAAGCTGCTTCGCTGCCCGTTTGGTGGTGGCTTCCATGGCCTGCTGCATGGCGTCAATAGGCAGGTCTTCCAGCGGGTGCCCAAGCGGCAGCACGACGCGATACCGTGGTTTTGTTGGGGTATGGCTGATAGAGGTGTACACCCAGCCTTCGCCACCTAGTTCCTGCAGTCGTTCACTGACCTCTGCTGGCGGTGGTGGCTGCTCCCCGCCTTCCTGATGCTGCTCGATATCCAGCGTGACCATGGTGCGGGCCGTGACGTTGTCGTCGTGTCGCCTGCCATCTACAACGCCACCAACAAAATATGGAAGCTGTTTCTTGTGCGCGGTGCGTTCCTTCTTGCTGGCGTTGTGGTATTCAATGCTGGTGACCGTTAGCTGCACTGGCTTGCTGAACGCGGTCACCATGTCCGCCAACGTGGCGTCTTCTGCTACGCGGACGCGGGTGTTGCTGACCCCGCCCTGGGCGTAGCTGTATGGTGTAGCTGTCATTAGTTATCCCCGGAGTTACATACCTGAAGGCGCATATTGTATGGCGGAGTTGCGCTGGGCGCTGCGGCTTTAAGGCGCTACCGACGGTATCTGTGGAGTACTTCTTGCTGTGGCATAGTGGCGGGGCTGTACCTGCTGCGGGGCTCCTCCTTGGCAGTTGGTGCGGTGCTATCCCTGCTGCCAGAAATACCCTGGCCTTCAAGCCCTGCCACTGTGAGAACGGTCGCGGGGCTTCTTTTTTCTTCAGAATGGCTCAAGAAAAGTCTTGCTCGTTCAAGAAGACTACTCGATAATTTGTTCACACCAACCGAGGAGTAACAAAATGTCTGAAGCAACCCGCCGCCAACTCAAGCTCAACGAAATCCGCGCAGCACGTGGCCTATATGCAAAGCTGTCGACAGTAGAACGCAACCTGCTTATCCAAGATGTTTGCGCTGGTCGCGCTTAATCCAACCACCATTAAGAAAGGAAACACATCAATGAAGACCACACTCAACCTGATCCGCGCCCGCAGCCCATGCACCAGCGGTTGGGAAACACTGCTCCGCCACCTGGGCAAGACCAAGGCAGATGACGAGCCGGTGAGCATCACAACCATCTTGGACAGCAACGGCTTGAATGACGCTATATGGTGTCTGCGCGCTGTACAGGGGCACGATAAAGAAATCCGACTGTTCGCGGTGTGGTGCGCACGCCAGGTAGAACACCTGATGGCTGATGAACGTAGTAAGAACGCGCTGGACGTGGCGGAGCGCTACGCGAACGGCGAAGCTACCGTCGGGGATTTGGGTAGTGCTCGTGCTGCTGCTGCTGCTGCTGCTGATGCTGCTGCTGATGCTGCTTATGCTGCTCGTGCTGATGCTGCTGCTGCTGCTGCTGATGCTGCTCGTGCTGATGCTGCTGCTGCTGCTTATGCTGCTGCTGATGCTGCTGATGCTGCTGCTTATGCTGCTGCTGATGCTGCTGCTGCTGATGATGCTGCCGAAGAAAAGCAGGCAGCGCGACTGCGCGAAATCTGCGCCCAGGTTGAGGAGGGTGTGTGATGGCCCACAAGACTACCTATCAGCTGGAACGTGAGTTAGCCGTGTTGTGGAAACTGGTGGCCACCCACACCAGCGACGAGCAGTGGGTCAGCATCAAGACTGAGTTTGACGCTGGTCAGCAGAAGACTACAGTGGGGCCAGAGCCGTACCACATGTACCCAGTCGGGCAAGACCCTAGGCTCGGCCCTGTTTCGCAGAAAGATACGCCTGAGCCAATGATCACCGCCGGTCTGACTGCACGTGAAATGCTGAAGATCGCTGACCCAATATTGCACCCACCAGGCACGGCACCCGCTCCGGTGTCCCAGGGCGGAATTACGGGGGAAATGATGGCTGCGACAGCGCACGCCTACTACGGTACAACAGCTATCACATGTGATCAATTTGACGACATGGCGAAGTTTGCGAACGGCTTTTGGAGCGACAAAGTTCGTCAACTCACGGAAGAAATCGAACGTGATATGCGTGGTTTGACCGAATATTTGGTTCAATATCGTAGTGTTGCGCAGACGTCCAGGCGTCGGTTAATCGGCATCCGCAAGAAGCTGACAGCGATCAATTCCACGAACAAAATCACTGAATAAACCGTTGATAACTCAGAGTACTTCGGAGTACTCCCAAGGGAGCACTAGTGGTGGTGGTGCTCCCCGTTACTTGAGTACGGGAGCACCACCACTACCCACTATGGGGCACCACTGGATCACTCACCTCACCTAAAAGGACTCAAACATGACCACCCAGGACCACACGGACAACTCCAAGACTCCGGCCGAGCGATTCGCGTATTTCATCAAGGAGCGTCACTCCATTTATCTGCGTCGTCAGCAGAAGCAGCCGGCTCCATGGACTGACGACCCGATTCTCGCTCAGTACAGGTTCTGCAATATCTATCGTCAGTTGGACAGGGTGACGATCTGGCTCAATGGGAACTGGTATCCGGCGATTGATCCGAAACACATGGTCTTCATGGCTTGCGTTGCTCGCGTATTCAACCACCCAGACCCACTTACGGTTCTACGACCAGTTCTGCGCGGCGGTCTGTCCTGGTCACCTGACGCGGTCAAGCATGTCTTGAAGAAACACCAGAACCACGGTGGTATCGTGCGCGGCAACGCGTACATCGTCAGCACCAACGGCCGGAGTGTCCCATTCGTGGACTACATCGTCGACGAAGTGCTGTCTCCGATCCGTGAGGCACTGCGCATACCGCGCAAGAACATTCTTCTGCTCTCCGACTTCGCTGAATGGCTTCAGCAGTTCCAAGGTATGGGCAGCTTCATGGCTGGGCAGGTGATCGCAGACCTGAAACATGCAACCTCAAAATTCGACCAACATGCGGTTAGAGACTGGTGGACGTTCGTTGTGCCAGGCCCAGGTTCCAAGCGAGGACTTAATCGATTGCTTGGCAGGCCACATAACCAAGCAATGTCCGACAAAATATTCCACGACCAGTTCCGCGTAGCCAACTTCATCACAGACACGGTGACCGGCGACAACGACTGGGAAGCGATGTGTGCTCAGGACGTACAGAACTGTCTGTGCGAGTTCGACAAGTATGAACGTGCTCGGCTTGGTCAGGGTCGACCGAAGCAGAACTACGTCCACCAGAACAAAGAACTGTTCTAACGCGCCACACTTCCCCAGGTAGTTCTCTGTTACGCGGTCTCTGCACAAAGCAGCGCCGCGTGCGACACTTTGGGCCTTGATTCCCTGTATCTCAGAAGATATCATGCCTAGAACACCAGACCCGCTGAAACAGAAAAAGCCCGCTCGTCCCGGGCATGGAGGCAAACGTGAAGGCGCTGGACGCCCGAAAAGCCGTGTCTCTCATCGTTCCAAAGAAGTGGCCGACCAGATAGCCTCTGGAAAGCGCTTGATCAAGGAAGAGCTCGGAGAAGAACTGCCCGCTGATGCGACACCACTGGACGTGATGATGATGGCCATGCGTGCCGCTTACAAGCAAGGTGGTTCACTGATGGCTGCGCCATACGCGGAGAAGTGCGCTCCGTACATCCACGCCAAGCTGGCCAACATCACGGCACAAGGCCCGAACAACGGCCCGATCGTGCTGGCGTTCGCCTGGGCTGACGAAGACACTTGACCTAAGTCAACCGATACCATCGGTATCAAGTAGGACGTTTTTGGGGCGTTTTGGCTCCCACCAAGCTACCTACCCCTCACCCAACCCATAAAAACGCCGCCAGCAGCCGATTTGAAGGACTGCTGGGGCTTTGGAGCAGCCATGGCTACCGAGCGCCGCGTCATAATCCCGTACAAACCCCGCAAAGTGTTTCTGCCATACCACCAGACAGACCTGCGCTTCACGCTGTCCGTGGCGCACCGGCGTGCTGGGAAGACCGTGGCGCGTATCAACAAGCTGATCAAGAAGGCAGCGCAATGTGCGAAGCCCGATCCACGCTTCGGCTATCTGGCGCCGTACTACATCCAGGCCAAGGACATCGCTTGGAACTACCTGAAGCACTACAGCAGCCCCATCCTGCAGATCGAAGAGCTGAAGGCCAGCAAGCCCAACGAGTCGGAGCTATCTATCCGCATGCCACACAACGGCGCTGTCATCCGCCTGTACGGTGCGGAGAACATCGAGCGTCTCCGTGGTCTGTACTTTGATGGCATCGTGGTTGACGAAGGCCAGGACGTCACTCCTTCAGCACTCACGTCGGTCATCCTGCCCGCCCTGGCAGACCGTGAAGGCTGGCTGGACGTGTCCGGCACACCCAAGGGCTACGGCAACCTGCTGGGTCAGCTCTACAAGCAGGCCATCCTGGACCCAGACTGGTTCGTGCAGGTACTGAAGGCCAGCGAGACAGGCCTTATCCCTGAGGCAGAACTGGCCAGGCTGCGCAAGATGATGCCGGACAACGAGTATCTGCAGGAGTTCGAGTGCAGCTTCGACGCAGCCATCACGGGCGCTTACTACG